TCAGCAAAGACTCTTTCTAATTCTTCAATTATTAGTTGATGAACTTTTTGTTTATCTGCGTTATTAGACAAATCTGTATATCCCGACAATAAATCCCGATACCAAGAAACAAGGTATGCTCTTGCTAAATGCGTGGGATTCTCTACCATAACCGCATTATGCAAACAGGGCAAGATAGGCAATTTACCTATGCTTGAAGGCACAGAAACAGACCCCTCCATAGCCTCAATAGGGGGTGCTTTGGGAAACACAACCTCATTTTTGCCTCCCTTTTGGAAGGGTAAATGGCGAGGCTTAAGAGCCATTGTAAGTATTTCTTCAATACTTAAAGATAAATCATTAATAGTCAAAGGTATGCAATAACGAGCATTTCCTTCTCCATCAGAAGAAGACATATTAACTGTATTTGGCACTCTTCTTAATCTTGTAGTCTGCCCAACTCTTTCATCAAGAGTATTGTCTTTTCCGACTTTCATAACTAAATACTCTTTGATTTCTTTAAAGAATGTTTGAACATCTCTCATGTTTTTAGTTCTTTTACCGAACAAAAATAAATGAAATCCACGACCTGAGAAAAACAAAGTATGTTGATAATTATTTGTAATAACCAATTCCATCACCTGTTTTACATCACGCCATGCTTTATCTAATTCATCTTCGTGAGCATCAAAATCTAAAAATATTCTATCAATAATTACACTTGCTTCAACTGGCATTTTCTCCGTGAAATATTCAAAATCATAAACAGTAGTATATACATTTGTTCTGTTGTTATGTGATTGAACGAAATCAATATAATCATTCCTTGTCGTCATCTTTTTTCTTCGCATTTGTGGAGCGTTTCTTATTTGACTCCCCGCCCATACCATTCTCGGATATTTCATTGATATTCCCTCCAAAATTTACTGTTGCCGTATTTAGCATATTTCTAATAATTCCTGCTACATCACCTTGTAATGTAGTCATAATTGCTTCTCTCATAGCATCTTCATAAACAAGACCAACCCAACCTTCATTTATTCTAATATCTCTAATCAACTCATATCTTTCCGCTAAAGACAACTCAAGGTAAATCTCTTGAGAAAGAGAACCTATTGTTTCTTTTAGATTAGATATTTCATTGAATGTCCAGTTTCTTGCTAATACTTTCTTTTTAATTAAATCATTCATTATAACCACGAATCCTCTTGTGCGGCAGGGCAAATGCCATAATAAGAACACCAATTAGAACAGGAATCATTCCAAAACTTTTCAGGGAAATGATTCTGTTCATATGTATAAATCAATTTAGCCATGTTATCCATAAGTGCGGTCATTGACCGTTTCTTTACTGGTTCAACCGTAATATGATTAGCGGCTGGATAATACCAACCCCAATGAGATACTTCCATATCACGGGTTAATCCATGCATTTCAAGAACTTCATCAGGAGCATTTTCAATCATCAATTGATAGAAAGCCATTTCTTGTCGCATAGAAGATACCTTTGAATCTTTCCAACCTCCTGTTTTGTATTCAAACGGAATAAGTTTGCCGTTCTCAATAAATACTCGGTCAATGATTCCTTGAAGCCTTACTACATAATCTCTTTGTAGTGGATATTTTTTACTACCGTTCTTAGGAATAGTAATTTCACAGTCAAACATCTTTTCATTAATTACTGGTAAATATTCATCAACTCTTTCTTCACTTCTTGCTTCAATAAAGCGTTGTGCTTCAAATGCAGCAACAGTTAATGAAATATCAAAATACTCATCAACTGGCAGAAGTGAAGTGCAATATTCAAGAACTTCTGAGTTGTTCATTGATTCGGCTTTCTTGACATCAAACTCATTAAAGAAATCTTCTCTCGCATTATGCAGGATAGTTCCCTTTCTCATCGCTTCTGTTTGGTCTTGTGGTAATCTTTGAATATAAGCAAACTCATATTTTTTAGGACACCAACCAAATGAATTGACTAAAGAAGATTTACTCATCTTTAGAATCGGTTTAGAGGGGTCTTCTGCATTTTCAGGCGACCAATCATAAGTAAACTCTCTCATTGACGCTATTCTTGCATTATATCTATCTTCGGTATTCATCTTTTATTCCCCCTATACTGCGGGTGATTTCGCATTTCCCATTCTCTAAGTTCTTTAGATGCCGACCTTAATTCATCAGAAACAAAATCATGCATATAAATCATATATTCCACAAAATCGTAATCTTCAAAATATCCTTCAACTTGTGCTGATTGATAGTCTTTCCATAATTCTTCTTTTCTTTTTTCTAATTCTTCTCTATTCATATTTACCACCATTCATCAAGGCTTTGTTGTGTATATCCTGTGCGGATAGACGATATATCCCAACCCATAGCCTTGTAAATAGGTTCGGCTTTCTTTACTACTTGTTCAGCGTAGTGCTTCCAATCGGGAGTATAACCTTTGAAATCTTCATTGGTTATGCCCGATATGTATTCAACATCTTTCTTTTCTTGAGTCAAAGGATGAATAAATGAATTACAAAAGCCCATTACTTTAATAAATAAATAAGAATCATCAAAATTAGTGTCATTTTCCTGCCAAGCATATAAAACACCAGCAATTCCTGAACCAATTGACGGTCTTTTTCCTTCCATAGTAGTAAAATGCTTTGTTTCTGTTGAACATTTTTTACAAACAGAATGTTTCAACTCTAAACATTCTCTAAGATGATATTTAGTTTTACATTCTGGGCATTTTACTGTGAATCTAGCAGGGCGTAGTCGGCTTCTTTTAATGATTGATTTTAAATCTATTTGTCCAGTTAAGACCTTTTGATATGTGTCAAAAAGATACTTGTTTATTTCTGCTTGAGTTTTCTGTTGAACCCACATTTGAAGAGTATTAGTTTGAACTTCTTTGGCTAGTTTAGTTTCGCTCACTCTTTTAGCAGTAAAACCAGTCATAGTGAACTTTGGTTCTTTTAACCATTCTCCATCATCCCAAGATACTAACCCTGCATTTCTGTTTTTGGTTGTTCCTACACCTAATGCTGAAAAATACTTTTCAAATTCTAATACTACTGGGTGTTCATCTAATCCCATTACATTAGGAAAGTGTTCCCTTACTGATGCTTCAATTTCTTTAATCGCTTTTTGAGCAGTTTCTACGGAATCAATTTGCACATAGATAGAATCGGTATGTCCATAAACTACTTTCATATTATTCACGCTCGGTAATCAAACATCATTCCAACTGGTTCTTTTGCTAAATCGGCAACTGCTTGTTGTAAATCTCTTATATCATTTGACATTTTACCATTGGTGCTATTCTGCTCAACTTGATAATCTAAGTCTTTTTCCAAACCGCTAATTCTTTGCTTAAGTGCTTTAATTTCTCTTTTTAATTCTTTAATTTCTTCTTTCATATTACCACCGTAATTATTGTTATAATGGTTGCTATGTTCACGATATTTACCATCATCAATATCTTATTACTTCTTGCTATCATAGCCAGCAATTCTTCTAATAACTCATTCGTTCTGTCCATCATCACGATTAACACCTTGTTCAACTTCTAAAATGATAGCATGACGCTTTAAGTTATTCATCATTTGAAATATTTCTTTTATTTCTTGCATGGTTATATCCCATGTTTCTTCTGTATCATACGATACTTTGACTGTTACTATTTTTGTTCTCATTTTAAATCCTCACATATGTTCTTCTTCCTCTATTCATATCTTTAGATATGATATTATCTTTACGATTCAAATACCATCCTATTGCGCTATTATCTGCTACAAAAGTAGTTCCTCTTTCAAAAACTAACTGTTCTCTAACAGTAGTAGCAAGAAATTCATGCCCTACTGGATATTCAGAAACAATTGAATCAATCCATCTTTTAACATGACTATTCATAGAAATCTCTCCTTGTGTCCACATTTAGGACATTCATATACTGCTTTTTCTTTTGCAGAACTATAACCATATCCTCTCGGTTTGTAATACTTACAAACTAATTCTGTTTTACAGACTATACATTTCATACTTCCATCTCCTTTGCCTTAAATGCTGCTAATCTAATTGCTTCTCTTGCACTTGCAGTAATTGATGCGGCTAAATTGACATTAGCCCAACCAAATCCTTGAAAAGCAACAATACCATAAAAAGAAGCCATTAATCGCTTTACTGCCATTTGATTGTTATACCACTTTGCATATTCGCCCGTTCCTCTTGCATCTCTCATAAGTCGCTTATATTCGTTTCGCAACTCCTTGAGTTCCAATACTGCTCTTGGCAATAAACCCAGTTCATCCGTTTTAAAATATAACATATGTTGTCTAGTAGTTTCGCTGAAATCTCTCGGTGTTAGAATATTTACCGCAAATTCTGTTGGTTCTTCACTAATTGTTTCCCAACTGATATTACGAGCAATCATCATACTAGGATATAGACCTGCAAAATCAAAAGCAGCAACATTAAGATGTAATCCATTTGTTCCTTCACTTAATGGGTCATAAATCATAGCACCTTCATATTCTTCTCTTTTATCTACTTTACTTCCTGTTGGTGCTTTCCACTCAGCATTACGCATAAAGTAAATAGAACCCATATGACTTGCATAAAAACAAGCATCAAATGGTGCTTTTAGTAATCTTTGTAAAGAAAGAATAGCCTCACTACAAAAGTTTGTTTCATCTATTTCAACAATCAATTCAACATCTTTTAGAGCATACTCAAGATAAGTTTCTGTATCTTCTAACCAAGCACGACGATAAAATTCATTTGTATCAGGAAACTTTTCCGACACTAATTTCTTTTTACCGAGAACCATTTCACCTATGTAATCTAAAGCCATTGATGGTAATGTTCCTCTTTGAGAGTCATTCCATTGTCTTTCAAATGCAAGGTCTAAAGAAAGAGTAATTCGCCCACCAATAGGTTGTTCAATAGGATTAAATCCATTCTCCGCATAAGCAAAAGAAAATCCTTCCTTTGTCTTTTTAATACCTTTAACATAACCAATAGGTGACATAACGCAGGGATTCAAACCTACTGCACACGCTCTTTCTAAAAGTTTAGGAATATCAGCAAAATTACCAAACCAAGCAATTAACATATCTGGGTCTTTTACAATCATTGTAGTCATAAAAGACTCTATCATATCTTTTTCATTATCAAAACGATATTCTTCATCTCCTTCATAATCAGGAAACCACGCCCATTGATAGTATTCTTTATCATAGTTATCATAAACAACAATTGTAGTCAATTGGTCGTGATATTCTCCGCCTTGTTGCCATTCCATATCCCAATACCATTTACGCATATTATATTCAGGCATTTCATCTAATTCATCTACACAGTATCTAAAGTGTAAAGGAACATCTGCTTCATAGGTTTTGCCGAATATCTTCTTTGCTTCTCTAATATCATTTGCTGAATCAACAAGAACCTTCTTTAGAGGATTTTTAATAAGATTAACCCAATCACCACGAACATAACTAAACTCTCTAGTAATATATTTAGAAGCATTATACGCTGGCGGTTCATGGGATTCTTCATCCACATAGAAATACGGTTGAAACTCAACCAATTCAAATTTCTTTTCATTGTTTTCTCTCCATGATTTGTAAATAGTTTTACCATCTTTCATCTTGTTAATTATCATTTTTATTCACCCATTGACTGTTGGGGCTTTCAATAGCATTCTATCATTAGAAACTAGCAAAAGCGGGAATTCATCTTTCATATATACATTAATCATTTGGTCTTTCTCAAAGAAAGCATAAACAGGACTGCTGAACTCAACAGTCGCAGGTTCTCCCATAGGAAATACAGGAGTAATTACTTCCTCGTATTTATTGGTCACATTTTCTCTTGAAGATACTGTCAAGAGATTTTCATTGTAATCAAACTTATATACACCGTTTTTAACCAACTCACAACTTTTAATCGCTGATTGCAGTTGGGGTTGTGTTAAAGTAAATGCTCCTTCAAATTGTGATTTACCAAAATTAAATAATGTTTGTGGTTGTATTTCATACCTAACATGGTTTAGCATATTCTTAATCCTTACTAACGCATCATTACTCGGATGATTAACAACTATTGGTATTGAGGCTTTCTTGTTTTCACCGTTAAGTGAAATAAAATCCCCAACTTTAAGAGTTATTTCATCACCAAAGGTTTTCAAATACGGTAGTAAAGTCGTGGTATCAACAACACAACTTCCTTCACTTGTTTCACCTGTTAAGGTAATATCAAGTTTGACAAAGAAAGTATTGTTTCCATTCCAAATACTTAATGTATTTTCTTTAACAATAAGCATTACATAAGAACCAAGAGAAGTGTTTCCAAAACCACCGCTTGTGCTTCCTTTACCCTTAACTTGAATACTTGTTAATGCTTTGCTTAGTTTGTCGCTTTCAACTGTAAATATCATTTACTTTCACCTTTAATTAAAGTCATTACTCCATATATGGGATTTTCCCCATATACGCACCATCCAAACCAACTCTTATCATTAAGAAGTTCATACTCTTCAATTTGTTCTTGTGTCCAACGGTATAAACAAGGTCTATATATTTTAATATAGCCTTCTTTATCCATTGAAGACAATACAAGTTCCCCTAATCCCGAATGTGGAGGTATATTATCTATTTGAGAATCAATACTCAAATCAATCCCTCACGCAATTCAGGAATACCAGTCCAAGAAACTTTACCTGCACCAACAGTTAAAGATTCCCAAGACTTTCCAACAAGTTCTGTATTAGTTTTACTGCTTAACAGTTCTGCTTTATACACAACATCGTTCTTCTTGCGTGTTCTTCGGGTTGTAATAATTTGATGGAGATAATCTCCCCAATTATGCCAGTTAGGTTTAGAACCAATTACTTCACCAGTTGCTCCATAATCAGCCTTTGAATGTGTAATATAGATTTGGTCGCAGTTTAAATTCTTACACATCATCAAAAGAGAATAGAATGGAGCATTTCTTTTACCCCACTCAAACTTCATCTTTTGAGGTTTACCAATCTTTGAACTGCCAGTCACATGAAGTGTGCAACAATCCAACCATTTATCTATTCCATCAAATACAAAGAGAATATCTTCTCCTTGTGCAATTCTTTCTTTTACAAACAAAACAAAATCTTCGGAGTTTGCTTCGGACTTTTGAATATCTAATTCTCCATTATCATTTCTAACTTCTGGATTCCATAGAGTAATTCTATCTGTCATTTCATGGTTTTGTCGCCATGTTGGTTCGCAACCATCATCCCAGTCTAAAACATAAATCTTTTTATCAGGGAAATCAAGTGCTAATCCACTCTTAACTGTTTTAGGTTCTCCCCAAATACCACAGATAAGACGGTTATTTCTTGCCAATCTCTCGCTTGTTTGTTTCTTTAATTTATCTTGAAACAACAAAACTCTTTGATTGTTTGTCGTTTCATTCGCTACGGCTTTATTTCCTGTATTGCTAGTTAATCCCATTGTTATTCACCATTCCTGTATTAAGTCACTTTCTTCTACGGACAAATATTGTCCTCTAATTTCACACCAAGCCATGACTAATTCTCTTAGTTGTGATAAGTTTTCACATACATAACGGGCTTCTTTAGAGCCAATATGGAGTTTAGTCCAGTATGTTCCTTCTTCATTATCATTCTCTTTCCATGTTATAAAATCAACTTTTTCTAAGTCAATTAAATAACTATTCTTTTTTAGTAAGTATTTATTTCCTTTTAAATCATTCATATTTTCACCCCCATAAGGGATATAGGCTTCGCACCTATATGACCGTCATTAACGCCAACGGCTACACATTGATTGATTACTCAATCAAAACCAGTCAAAGTCTTCCTCAACTGCTTGTTCAACAACAACTGCCGAACCATGCTTAACTGTGCAATAAAGCCCAGTAACATTAATAGTTACGGGTTCAGCACCTTCATCAGTAATTCTTTGGCTTGTTCGTCCAACAACAATAACAGTAGAACCAATACCGAAGTCAAGACTCAAATGATTAGGAATCCAACAAGTAGTAATACCGTCGTTATCATAGTTCATTTCAGCATTTAAATCAGTAAGATTGATAATACGATTACCATTCTTAGTCGGTGTCATGTTCATATTACAAACTGTTCCGTCTGTAACGATATAACGCTCTTTAGAAGGCAAAGCCTGTCTATTAATGTGAGCCTTTTCCATTTCAACCAAAGGAATCAAATGACTACCAAAGTTGTTTCTTAGACAATCTTCAAAGTCAAAGTTTGACATTTCACGATAGAGGTCATTCTCTTTATCCATATCAACATTCATAGTAAGACTATCAACAGTTAATTGTTTAGCACCGTAAATATCTGTTCCATTTGAACCCAGAACACATAGGAAATGACACCATTCAAAAGTGTTTGGTGCAAAATCTACTCCGCCTTGATTCTTATAAGAAAAGAAATAAGGCTTCATTTCACCAGTTCCCAATGAACCATAGAAAATACCACTTCTTCGCATTTGTTCAGCAGGGAGAGGTTTTCCGTAGTTATTGTTCTTACCACCGTTCATATAAACGGGTGTGTTATCCAAAGGAATATAGAAACGACCATCTTCTGTTTCTTCTGTTCCTGATGGAAGAGTGGTTAAGGTCTTTTCATTGTATTCACCGTTATGATAACGAGAAACAACCCACTTTCCTAAAGCGTTTTGTGTAGCAACTGCAACAATTCCTTTTTCAAGGGCATTGTCTTCATCACGCATAAACTCTTCTTTTGCCTTCATTCTGTTATATGCCATCATATCTCTTGGAGCATCCAAAGATACAAAGAATCCAAATGCAGACTTGTAAAAAGAATCATCGCTGTTTCCTTCTGTATTATTGTCATTCGTTTGTGTTCTTCGTGTATTAGCGACATAGTTTCTCCAAAGACCCTTAGCAATAGGGTTTGTTGTTTCTATGTTGTTTTCCGAGCAAATCTCTTCAAACTTCGCCATTCCTTCTTCAGCCGTCAGTCCGATAACTTCAGCACCTTTAATTATTTCGTTCTTCATGTTTTCATCCATATTTTCACCTCATTATTTATTTTTTTGTTTTTTTTGTTTTTCCTACATTAACTGCCCAATTAACCAAGAGGCTAATAATTTGGGTGTCATTGTATTGGAACGCCATTCGCTTTCTCCTAATGTTCTTAGTATTTTGAATTTAATGTTATTTTCTACATCTTCTGCATTAATAACCGCATCGTGCAAGCCTACGCATATCTCTCTAATAGTCCTACCATCGTGCAAAAGGTTATGAATACTGCTTAGTGAATTGTGATTTTTATTGATTATTGAAATTAGTAATTTATTATAGTCAGTTAAACCAATCGCTATTTGCTTTGAGAGCGTTGAATTAGTGGCTTTAGCAGCCTGTAATTCAGTAATCGCCCTACGCATATCACCGTTCATTGAGTATATAAATGACCCTAATTCATCTTGGGAGAAACGAGTTATTTCTTCACCCTTAAGAATTGAAGTCAATACTTCTAACATGGCTTCATTAGAAAGTGGTTTAAAATGATAGTTTGCACACCTACTTTGAAGTGCAAAGATAATCTTATTTCTATCATTACAAGTAATAATAAACCTTACATTACTTGCGTATCTTTCCATAATACGCTTTAGTGCATTTTGAGCATCATTAGTCATACCATCCATTTCATCAAGTAATACTATTCTAAATGGAGCATCACCAATTGTTCCGCTTTGTGCGATATTCTTAATAGTTGTTCGCACATTTTCTAATCGTCTATCATCGGAAGCATTTACTTCTACAAAGTTATCTCTAAACGAATCACCTAGTATTTCTTTTCCAATAACTAAACCTGCTCCTGTCTTCCCATTTCCTGGATTTCCGTATAATAAAAGATTAGGCATGTTTTTTTCTTCAATCCATGTTTTTGCATCCATAGTAAAGTGTGGTTGTCCTATAATCTCGTTTAGTTTATTCGGTCTGTATTTTTCTGTCCATAACATTTTTATTCCTCCATAAATTTGAATTTGTTTTTTTGCTCCATCCTGCTTTTTCAAAATGCTTAAATCTCATAATTTGAGCCACTTGATTGCTTGTAAAAGAAGATACTCTTTTACTAGAGCCTTTTTTCTCATTGTTTTGTTTTTTAAGTTCTTCCATTATTTCTCTAACGGATAGTTCTTTGCCATCTAATATCTTTTGTATTTTGGGAACAAGGGATTTACTTACCATATAAAATCCTCCAATGAAGTTTGTTCAACAACTACTGGTGTTGTTTTCTTTCTTCGTCGTTTTTCTCCTATTTTTAGAATACGACACTCAGCGTTGTTTAGTTTCTTTTTAGACCATTCTTTGAATTCAGGGTCGCTGAATAATTGTTTCAATACATTAGGGTTTTTGACTCCTAATCTTCTTGATAAAGAAGGAACTTTAGAATACTTCCTTCTTGTAGGCATTTCTAATCTACCTCTAAAACCGCCATCATGTGCATATGCAAGCATTTCGTAAAAATACCTTTGACTCCATCTTCTTTTAACTACTCCATCAACAAAGAGTAATCTATGTGGATGCATATTTTCATTCAACCAAGTAATTATTTGAGTATCAGACGGCTTGTTATAAAGTAATAATTTACGAATTACTTCTCTATCAGACTGTTTAAGATACTCATATACTAATTTATATGTATCTCTTTCCCATGAAAGAGGGGCTACTGAATTAGGTGCTAGTGATTTAATCTCATCCAACAAATAGTTTTTACTACCTGCTCTTTTTACTTTACACATATCAAATATTTCTTTAGGAACACTTTTTTGATTAATAGAAGTAAGAACCACTTGTCCTCTATATCTTCTAATAATATCAAGTATTGCGCTTTTGTCTGGTTTATAGTGAACATCTTCAATGATAATTCCCTGCTCCACAGGAAACGAACCTACATCAAAATCAATATCATTTGCGTATAAAACAACAGGATTATTTACAAATGTTTTTGCTTTAGTTGATTTGCCCGTTCCTTGTTTTCCAGTTATTAGTATTGTTCTATCGTTATTCATTGTGGTTAATCCCATTAAATTACCCCTTTCAATTGTAGTATTCTATCTAGCCCTTCGGCAGTTCTATGTTTATTTTCATCAAGTAATTTTACTACTTCTCTAAATACTCCCCATTCACCTTTTGCATCAGGTAATATAGGAACTAGTTGAGTTATTTTGTAAAGGTTTTTGATGCCTCCTATTTTAAGAATAGGCTTTGGTCTTGTTTTGCTTTCTTTTTCTTTTAGATTAGAAGAAATCTGATGTTGTTCAAGTGAGCGTTGTATTCCTACAAGGAAAGAAAGGTCAGCCCTAATAATTAGTTTGAGTTTAACCCTATAACCTATTTGAGAATCATTTGCTCTTTCAATATTGAAATCAACTTTAGATGCTCCTAAGAGAATACCTGCCAACATATCTTTACTATACATATGAATTACTCCTGTATGTTCCTAAATAATCTACTTTGTATCTTAGATACTCTAAGCCATCTAATATCACTACTTTGATTTCTTCTTCAAATGCGCTAAAATCTCCTGCAAAAACAAACGATAGGCTAGTTCCTTGATATACATTAAAAGCAACTGCTTGTTCTTCATTTATTGTATCAAAGAATATAGCAATCTTTCCATTTTCTATTTCATCAAGACATAATACTAATCCTTTAATTAGTAAATCAACTTCATGTTGTTTTAACTCTCCATAGATTACAAATGTAAAACTAGTGGCAAGACCGTGAGTTTCAATCCAATGTTGTATTTGTTCATCATTAAACATCAATCCTCAATCCTGCATATATTCTTCGTGTTCTTTCCAATAACCATTAGGTGCGGTGTTCGTTTCCAGCCAAAAGAAATGACCTGCGGTAATGCGCTTGTCGCCCCGATTTATAGCATTTTGCTCGGCATTGGCTATGAGATTAGCAATTGCGGTTTCAACCCATTCACTAATAAAATACTTTGCGCTATTTGAAATAGTTAGTTCTGTATTTTCTTTAATTAATTGTGTAACATTAATCTTAGTTGTTCGTGGAATTGGTTTTGGTTTAGGTTTGTCTGGAACAATTAATTGACCATCTACAATATAAGGACAGTATTTTTGTTTTACAATTTTAGGTCTGCCTTGTTCATGCAAGATATTCTTTAAATGGGCATTACCTTCTTTATCAATTTTAATACAACGATATGTTGTAGTATCAATAATAGTCATTTCTCCCTGTTGAATCATTCTTCATCCCTCGCTTGTATTAGAATTGCCTTAATTAAGGAAACATCAGCACCATTCTCTAAATGCTTTAGAGCCATCAAAACAATAGCCTTAATTCTAGCCCCTTCATCTGCATTACGAATTTCCCAATTCATTTTCTTTTCTTTGAATTGAAGGTTCTCAAAAACCTTTCTTCGGACTTTTCCTTCTTCCATTGGTTCTCCAAGCAATTGTGCCCTTCTTTGATAAAGACCTTCTAAAACAATCTTATCTGTTTTCATTCTTCCATGTGCGCCACCAATAAATGAATTAGTTTGTTTCAAACTTAAATCCTTAATTTTATAGGCTCTACCACTAGGGTTCATTACATACTTTGCATTCCAATTTGCGCCTTCTTTACTCATTCTAATCTCTCCACATCTTCTAAGGTATTAATATCTGCAACAAACTTATCATCACGAATACGGACACATCTAGGAAATCTTAATCCTAAATTACCTTCTGCATCTCTTGAAACTAAATCAGCCTTTACTTCCAAAACAATCTTTGGAGAAACAAAGAACTGACCATCCTTAAATGATTCAACATTTCTTCGTAGTGTATTAGTTAAACTGATTAAATCGGCATCACTAAACCCAGTTCCACACCAACCAACCGAATGATAACCATTATTAGCCTTCACCCCTAGTTCATAAGTGCCGAAAACACTTGAGCGTTTCCCTTCTCCATATTTTGCTGAAAGGATAATAACATCAAGATTTATCTGCGGAGGTTTGTATTTAGCCCAGAAAACGGAGCGTTTTCCTGATTGATAAGATTGGCTTGCATCTTTAACGATGATTCCTTCAAATCCTTCGTTGATTGCTTCATGGTAAAAGGCCATAATGTCGCCTTCTGTAATTCTATGTGCTTGATTCGGTAGGTTTTTCATACGGTCAAGTCGCTGAGTGTAAGACAAATCCATAACTGTTTCATTATTAAGCATTAAACAATCAAAAATAACCCACTTAACTTTGACTCGTTCCATAGCCTCTTGAATATTCTTTGAATGAACCCGTGTTCCCATTTGTTTATGAGGTGCAGGTGCGCCATTTTCTAAGATAGGATAGATTTCACCATCTAAAATAGCATTATTAATCTCATACTCTTGAACAATCTCAACAATATCAGGGAATTGATGGGTTACAATTTTACCTTTACGATTAAAAATCATTGTTTTATCGCCATCAATATGAATTTGATACCTGTTTCCATCGTATTTATAGTCCACTACAAAATTAGTCGGCCATTTATTCATCGGAACTTCCTTAGCAAGCATTGGCTTGATGAATTTTCCATAGGTTAAATTACATGGAGGGTCTGTTCTATTATCATAATGAGAACAAACTACTTCAATAGAATTAAAATTCAAATGTTTCTTGACAATTGCTTGCTTCTTTCCATAATGTTTAGCCATAATCTTAGCAACTGTTCCTTGATTAATACCGTTTCTCGGAGTTCTAAGCAAATACCGAACAAACCATCTTCGTTCATTGGCTGACATATTTTCAATAAGAGTTTCAACCATTCTAAATGAATCAGAATCAATTTTACCACAGTCGGATTCTAAGGCTCTCTTAACTGAAAGAATACCAGCATTAATATCTGTTTCTGCTGAAACATCTATATGATAAATTGCTTCTCCTAAATCATTATGAGCCGCCATTAATCCATCAATTTCATCATCAAAAACATCAAAGATTTTAGCCATCCATTTCTTAGCCTTTGCTAATCCTAGATTATTTGCTTGTAGTGCATCTTTATCTAAAATAGATAATACTAGTCCTTTATCTTCAAAGTTATCAAGACTCCGTGAAATCATCGCTATTTGTTGCGTTGGTATCAGTTGGTCTGTCGCTTCTAACATTCTCGCCATTGTCTGCCAATTCATTTAAAATCATCTCCATATTTTTATTTCCAATTATTACCAGTTCTTTTAACAGGCTACTGATTTTCCCGTCATGCTTTTCAGCATATGTCCACATAGCATTCGCTAAATATATCCACTCACTCTTCTTCATCTGATTCAGCCTCTAAAGGTGTATTCAAAGATTGAAGAAGTCGTAAGAAGTTAGACATTAATTGTTGAACAACAATTACTTCTTCTTGTTGTCCTCTTTCCATAAATCTGTGCATCATGTGAATTAATGATGCTTGAGTCATAGCAGGTGCTATCTTTGCTAAAGAGTTGTTATTGTATATTTCCCAATAACAAACAAATGATGCTCTCGCTAAATAATTACCATTAGAAACATCATTATAACCTGCATTAAAATGTTCTAATGCAAGACCCTTCAAACGCTTCTTATTCTGTTTAGACCATTCTTCAAACTTCTTATTGTTTGTTGTAATCAAATATAACTTATTACTCATGCGTCCTCACTCCTTGATTCTAATTGAGTCATTAAAGATACTAAACTGTCTTTTGCTTTATCTATATCTTGATTATGAAGATGTGCTAATGCAATTGAACATAAACCTATAATTGATTTTATCATTAGTTTTTGACTACTAATTAATTGTTGTCTAACATCTTCTAGCATTTTTTGTATTTCTTCTGCTAGTTCTTTTCTCATTCTTTTTCACCTAGCCTTTCTTCTAATTCATTGATTCTACTAATCATGTCTTGATATAGAGAGACATCATCTTCTGATACAATATGTTTAATTCTTTCTTCTACAACTACTTCTTTAACAACAGTCTGAACCTTTTGTTCAGAATCCATAAATTCTCTCATAGCCTGATAAAACTTACCAAAACAAAGGTCAATATGTTCTTTTTGAACTCTACAACCTCTACCACCTTTAGGCGGAACAGTCATTTCATCTTCAACAAATTGTGCAAACAAATCAATAATTTTACCTGCACAAGTTCCAAAACGAGGAACAGCATTATTCCCGTATTGTCTTTCTTCATTTGCTTTTCTCAAACTAATCTTAGCCTGAACTTCACTCACTCTTTTCATCTAAATCTCTCCTTAATATATCTAATAATGTTTTTGCTTCTTCCATATTCAAACGAATACCTTTGTTTGTTGGTTTATTACTTCTAAACCAACGAATATCCAAGACTTCAATATTCCAATACTTGCCTCTTTTTACTTTTACTTCCATAGTGGCATCACGGATAATAGTTCCAATAACTTCTAATTCATCTGTCAATTCATCCACCCCTGCTTAAACTTATCTAAATCTTGCCTTGATGTAAAGTATCTCGGTGTATCTAGTTCAGTTAAACAATTAACAACCCAACATACTCCACCTAAAGAAGATACTTGAACTATTTCATATTGAGAACCATTGACTTCTAATACTTCAGAAGTATTGATTTCTGGTGTTAATCCATACTTACGAGTTATTTCTCTCGCAACTTCGTGTATATTATCAACAACATATTTGATAATATGCGCTCTTTGAATAGGAATCTTTGGTGCAACATCAATTGCTAAACTACCTGTCATATTACAGACAACACATTTATTTCCTTTACAAATAGGACATTGAATCTTAGCCTTATGTGGGGCTGGTAAAGTTACAGTTATTGCTTTCTTAGTCTTCATCTCTTACTCCCCATAATCCTAACACATTTCTCACAAACACCGTATCTTCTAAGATAATACTCATCTGTTGGCTTGATTCTCCTTTTACATCTTTTACAATCCATTACTTTTGCCTCCGTTCAATTCTCATTACATTACCATCTCTTACGAGAATAGTCATTGAGCCGTCTTTGTAAACAATAGTCATTCTTACAATGTCTTTATCATCAAGCATTTCTATTCCTCCATTGATTTTCACTATCAGCCTTCATTTGTTCTTCAAGACTCATATCTAACATTTTAATCGCAAGTTCATGGTCTTGTTCTTCAACACCAATTACCTTTTCAAAACAAGAAGGACAATGATTGAACAACCATTCACCTTCTTTGTTATTATCCCTACAAAAATTAAATGCTTTGTCCTTAACATCTCCTAATAAAACTGTTTTTCCTGCAAATTTAGGATAGCCTTTCATAGTATAGCCATCTAATAAAATTGAATTGTTATTACAACCATCGGTTAAACAATAGTCTTTAGTTTGAGCGCATTGATTACAACAAGTGGTATATTTTCCACGCTTGTAATTCTTACTACAATACCTACAAGTATAGTTTCCTTTCTTTACCATTTTTAATCCTCCATATGATAATACTTTCTTTTCAAAACAGCATTAAACTTCTTAGCACTACTAGCCATAAATAGCGTCATTAAATCTCCTGTGCTAACTCTAAGTTTTTTACCATCGTTTAACAAAAAAGTAATTGTATGAAACATATATCCCCTGCTAAATGATATTGATGTTATGTCTTTCTTCGTAAATGTTATTTCTTTCATATTCATTCCTCCACTAATACTGCAACTTCTGTTGAATAAAACAACTGAGAAATAGACATAGCGGCTAAGAAACTATTTGCAGTTACTTTAACTGGGTCATATACTCCTGCTTCGCTTAAATCACCATAATGATTAGTCAATGCATTATACCCCATGTTTGGATTATCCTTTCTCAAGGACTTAATCTTTTTGTTCAAAGAATCTTGCTTAAAGCCTCCATTTTCTTTCAATACCTCAAAGGGTTTGATTAAAGCATTACCAAACCATGCAGGTATGTTTTCATCATTAGCAATATCAAATAAAGTCATTCCACCACCAAGAACAATACCTGATTCTAATGCTGCTTTTGTAGCATTTAAAGCATCATCAAGTCTTTCTTTAGTTTCTCTCATTTCCATAGAAGAAGAAGCACCAACCTTAATTGTCGCTACTCCGCCTTTAAGTCTTGAAATACGGGACTTTATTCTTCCCAAATCATATCCTTTCATGGTTTCAGCCACTTCTTTAAGAGTTTTAATTCTAGCATCAGTATTTCCTTCACCGCCAACAAATGTTGTTTTTTCCTTTGTAATTACAACTTTTGAACAAGTTCCAAAATCTCCTGCCACAATACTTGTAGCATCATCTTTACTTTCGTGATTAAATACTTTACCACCTAACAAAGATTGAAGGTCGCCTAATTCATCAATTTGAGCATCACCGAAGTTTGGTGCAAGAATTACCGCACATTCAACAGTCTTGTTAATTAGATTCATTACAAGATTATTTAGAGCATTAGACTCCATACCTTTACAAAGAATCAATAGAGGTCTTCCCTGTGAAGAAGAATACTCAAGCATGGGTAGTATATCCTTAAATGCCCTGAAAGGAATATTAGACATAAAGATAAGTGGATTATCAAACTCAACTGTTCCTCCTTCTTTATTACACATCAAATGACTGATATATCCTTCAGGGATTTCCATTCCTTCTCTATGAATCATTTCAGTATTATAGTTATTAGATTCCTCAACAGTTACAATTCCATCTCTACCAACTACATCTAATGCTTTTTGAATTAGCATTCCTAATTCAGCATCATTATTTGCAGCAACAGTAGCCACATTAAGAATATCTCCATCTTCAATTTCAATTGTTCTTTTTTCTAAATTATTAAGAACCATTTCTTTTAGACCATTAAGAGTTTGATTCATAGTGTGGGTTGATTCATTATCAAATGTTATTAATGCACGACAAATAGCCTGTGCAAGAATACAAGCAGTAGTAGTTCCATCTCCCGATTTATCTTGTGCTTGGCTTGCTAAGTTTTGAACCATTTGAATTCCCATTTGAATATAAGGGTCTTCATGAGAAATATACTTTGTAATAGTTACTCCGTCATTAATAATTACTGGAGGGTTATTCTGCAAAATAACTGTTTTTGCTTGTGGCCCTAAAGTTGGTTTAACTGTATTAGCAACTAAATCAATTCCCTGTAATAGTTTTTGCTTAACTTCTTTTCCTTGTATAATCATTCAATCACCGCCATAATAAAACTACTATGCATAATCATATATCCAGATACTTCTGCATAAGTTTGGTTTGTATCAAAAACAATTGACTTTCCTTCTATCTCAGGATATTTAGGACAAGAAATACAAGTGCCTTCTCCATCGTTTTTAATTTGAATACCAGAACTATTCGTTGTATTCTCAATTACAACAATTGCATATTCACCAACTGCTTTCATTCTTCTTCACCTTCTTTGTAATCTTGATGTGTTTCAATCAAGTGCTTGATAGTCTCATAAGGACTAGTCTCAACAAAATGGTTTTCAATAAGTAATGCTACTATTTTGTCATATTCTGCAACTATTTTGTCATATTCTGCATTCATTCTTCTTCACTCCTTTCTTGCCAATGAGTATTATTGAATACAGCCCTTCTTGTGGGGAATTCAGGATGACGACCCGCTAAAGCCTTAATACCATTCCAGTAATTTTGTCTTGTATCATAATCATCATTACTATTAATTTCATCAATGCAAAGTTGAATCGCTTTTCGCCATTCTTCCTGTGTTTTCCAGCGAGGATGGTCTTTTAAATCATCAAGCCAATTTTGAACTTCACTAATCTTTGCATTCAATTTTGCTTCTTCTCTATCTCTTTTAGGCTTAGTATGAATATACCACTTCTCATAAATATCAGGGTGAAATTCTTTCAACCAATTAATAATTTCTCGGTATTCCCAACTCATTCTTCTTCACCTACTTCATCATTTGTTGCTACACGAACCCAACCTTTATTCATATTTACATCTACATAAGTGTAAATATGGGTCTTATGAAACTCATCAAGGACTTTATCCTTTTCAGTCTTTTTAGACCAAGTAATTCCCTTGTCTGTTCTCTTTTCGTTTTTATCATTAGGATGACGCAATTGATGAGCCTTTGTTCTTTCTAACAAAGTCATTCGTGGCTTAATCTCCTGTGCAAAATCTGTTTCTCCGTATTTTCTTTTATTTCTCATTCTTCTTCATCTCCCTTTTTCCAAGTTTGAATTCTTTCAACATCATCTTTGTTTCTGTAAATTTCAAGTTGTTTTGGATTTGTTTGATTCCAATAACCGTAATGACCTTCTCCACCAAGAACATAAGCACATTCCATATTTGTTTCCCAAATAGAAACAGTTCTAATGTCTGTTCCGCTAAAATAGGCAGAACCAAATGGATGAGTATGAATCCAGCATCTAATCGGTAAAGTCATACCAACAGGAGGTTTCATTCCAAATTCAACATAACCTGAAGAACCAGTTGTTACGAAACAATTGTTCTTACCATCAATAACGACTTGAACTTCTAAAGCAGGTAGTATTTCTGTTGAAGCCTCCCAAATAGCAGCATGAAAATCTAAATCATGCATAGCCACATCAATTAAATTTTCTTTTGAACCTGCACAAGAAGAAAGTTGTTGTTCCAATATTTCATTGTATGCATTTAATATATACAATTCAGCCCTTTCCCGCTTTCGGTCTAATTCTTCAAGATGATGGAGCATTTCTTCTTCAGAAGGTTCATCACAACAAGGATTTTTTCCTCCATAATAAATCAAATTACCACATTTAGTGCATTCATCAGCCGACCAATTTTTACCCATTTTATTCACCTCTCATTCGCTTGAGTTTCTTCTCCAACTTAGCCACTTTCTTCTCCTGTTTTCGCAGTTTCCTGCGCTTCCAGTAGCCCATATTCTTGATTGCATCCTCTTGTTCCTTACGGGCTGAAATCGCTTTAGCGGCCTCCATAAGTAAGTCAATATGATAAGGTTCTGTGCTATCAATCACCAATTCTAAACGCTTTGCGAGTAGATAATAAGGCATTTCAAAGTATTCTCTTGCTTCATCAATTGACATTGTATGCCAGTTAATAAGCAAATACATATCTTGTTCTCTTGTAAATTCAATTGGTTGAATTTGTTCATCAAGACTCTTAATTTGTTCATTCAACTCAAGTAGCATTTTCTTTTCGTTCTTTGAAAGATGACGGGTTTTTGGATTACCATGCTTCTCAACAAATACTTCAATATCTGTTGGTTGCTCAGATACCAACGGCCTAATGTTTCGTGGTCTTTCTTCAGCAATTTCTTCTTCAATGATTGTATCGTTGATTGAAAGCAATTCATCAATTTTATCACAGGCTTCACCCTTAGTAAAATTACCCTGCATTCCTTTAGCCATTTTTGACAAATCTTTTCCGTATGTATCAGGATTCATCAATGAAGCAAGATAACGAAGTTGTTTGCGAGTTGCTGGCTCAATGCGCCAATTCTCTTCTTCAACTTCTTCAACCTTCTTTGCTTCCTTTAGAGGATTAAAGGTTGGCTTTTCAGGATTTAGCATCTTTTCAGCCAATGCTTGAATTTTACCCGAAGGCTTCTTCTTTGCCAAACAATTCTTCAATTGTGTGTTGCTCAACTTATAATCAAATTCGGCCTCAAAAGCCTCTTTGATTCTATCCAAAGTCAAACCATTCCAAAGACAACTATAAACGAAATCAACCTTCCGTTCATTCCAACTGATAGGCTTTCGTGTTTGTTTCTTATCTCCTTTTGTAAGGCTTCCGTATTTAGCAGCAATAGTGTTAGCACTACGCTTAATACCAAACTTTGTTTCCATTAACTCACTAATTGTTTGATAGGGAATCCTTTCTTCCCTTTTAATTAAGAGGTATGCTTCTTGTTCTTTTGTCCATCTATTATTCATAATTTTCACTTCCATTGTTTTTTTTTGTTTTCATGCATTTAGCACCATATATTCTTTTACTTGTTCATCATTGAAATATCTTTGAATCCATTGTGCGCCTATTCCTGCAATTGCTATTTGCATGAATTGAACACCTGTATTTGTTCCATCCCATGAATCTCCTTGACAACTAAATGAGCCTTCTTCACCTGCTAAAAGCATATCATACATTTTAGGGTCGGCTTTATGACTCACAAGCGCACAGTTTCTACCTTGCGCTCTTAGGTCAAGCCATTTAAGACTTGTGTTGTATAAGGTTCTCCTTACTGAAAGGTTATCCACACAACAGATAATCAAATCATATCCTTTCATTTGTTTTTCAGTTAGAATAGGATATTCCGAGCATTTTTTGACAGAATCAAAACGCCCAAACATAACTACTGCTTTATTTATAGAAACATCTCCACTCTTGAAGTTTTGATAGGGTAGATTCTTTGTTTCTACCGTATCAGGGTCAGCCACCGTAATATCATATAATTCAACTTTATTTAAGAACTGAATCAAAAATGACCCAATTCCACCTGCTCCAATAATTAATATTTTTCTCATATTTATTCTCTCCTTAAAACGATTTACCATGCATAAACTCACGGCTTTTGTTATATTCTAACTTAGCGAGAATCGCACCCGCTATATCTAAATCCTTACCAAATGCGTAATCCATTATACGAATTACCGCATCTGCTAATTCTTCTTCAAGATTAGTAAATTCCATAATCTTATTTGATGAGGGATTACCCTCTCTTAATGCTTCTAATGCTTCGCTAATCTCGGCATGAATTAAAGCCATTCTTTCTCCATCATTTACTTCTTCTTTCCAGAATCCATGATTAACTGCATTCTTATATACTTCTTTTGCTATTTTATTCCATTCTTTTTCAAACATATTATCACCATAATTGTTTGCCCTTTACATCTTGGGCTACTTTATAACCAATTAAACCTAATAGTTTCTTAGTTTCTAAGTAAATTGTCTTTTCGCTTACACCTGTCTTTTCAGATATAATTTGTCTTTGAAGAGTTGGATGAACCATTTTATTTACAGTAATCCAACAAATTGCTTCATAATAACTGGGCGACTTTGTAAAATCACCAGTCTTATTAATGACTGATTCAAAATACTCAAGAGTATTTTCTGCTTCTCTTCTAAAGGCTAAATCATCAGGAGAAACTTTAGCAACTGTTCTTAACAATCTATATCTTGGATTGTAAGGAAGTTTCTTTGTTCCCGAAAATTGTTTAATCTTTCTAATTAGTTTCTTAGCACTTTTCATTGAATCAGGAAATTCTTCACTCACTTCTTTAATTGAGTGTTGAGTTCCATTTTCAAGTAATGCGTAATAAACAACAGCAGTTCCTCTTGCTTCGTAAGTTGTTCTTCCAAACAAACCTTTGTTTAAGAAAAGAAGATACAATTCTTCTACTCTTGCTTTTAGTTTCATTTGAGGAGCAACATTACTTAATACCATATTACAATGATAAAAACCTTCAATTACTTTCTTAGGAAAGACACTATCTTTTCCCCAACGATTGAATTTATATGAGCCTTGTCCAGTAATAACTGAACCTAAACGCCCATTATCTGATGAAGCAACATTTACTCCATTTTCAACAATACGAACTGTTTCCTCAAACATTTCCGTGACTATAACTAAGCCACATACAACGCAACAGGTTTCGCCCAATTGTTCATTATATTCTGTTTCTGTGCTTCCGCATTCATCGCATATTTTCATTTTCATCAACTCTATATTCATTAGGATTAGCGAGTAAATATCGCTTAATTGTATTAACAATAGTAATAGTAAATCTGTCATTTAACAAGGCTAATGCTCTTGCTGCGAATTGGTCGCCCAAAGAAGAACCTTTAGCCATATTATCTATACAAATCGGCCCTTGCCAAGTTGGTTCTGAGAAAATAGTTTCATAAATAGTATTATCTTCTTCATCTACACCAACTGCTTTCTTTTCTTTAGTTGGTTGCCAAACATAAGTTGAAACCATTTGAATATCGGACTTGTATTTATTATTAGATAGTTTCCAATCATAATCTTTTCCTTTGACTATGATGTTATCTAATACTTCTCCATCCCATTCAGCACTTAGTCTGTCGGGATATTGTTCAAGCAACTCATTAACTAATTGAATAGCCCTACGCTCAACTAAATCAGATGTTCTGTTCTGTTTTAGAAATGCTTTCATTACTTCTACTTGTGATTCTGTTGGTTCTTTTCCAACCGTTCTTTCGTATAATTGTTCGGGAGAAGTATCAACCCAACTTCCTCTATTTTTATCGTTCTTATAATAATTACAGAATACATCTAATTGTTTTACTGTAATTGTTCCCCAAACGCCATCACTTACTTCCATAGCGATTTCATTGTCGCCAATTTGCTGACAATTAAGACGAACTTTAATTGGGTCGTCGCTCTCCATTAGTTCATACCAATGATAAGGGGCTTTATTCTCTAAACAATACTTTACATTTTCTGGTAAAGACAAAGTTGAGTAAAGAGCAGACAATAACTTAGAAGGTTCATTTTCAAAACAAGATTTAAAAGTTAATCTTGCTAAAGCAGATGCAACATTCGCTAAATTGTATGATTTACCATTTACTTCGTATCTAATGCCTTCCCTCGCCAATAGAACAGGACAACCATTAATCATAACTAAATGACTAAAAGTTCTTCCAAAGCCAAAGTTTCTTGTGTGATACCTACGATTCTTAGGAGAAAGAATACTTCTCCAATATTTTTCTAATCCTGATTGTAGCGGGTCAAGTGCGCTTCTATCATAAGAAACATGATTATCCATGAATCTAAATGTTTCACAGGTAATTTCTGTTTGATAGGTTTCATTACTATCATCGGGTTTTGATATTCTTATTGTTGCCATAATATCACATCATATACATATTGCTATTATCTTTATCGCAAGATTCGTGAATCTCACGCTTAATCTCTTGAGCAATCAAGAGAGGTTCACCGCATACTCTACAACGAGTAGCGATTTTTGAGTTTTTTCTTTTATTTGATACATAATTTGGGTCTTTTTCTTTCATTGGCATTCCTCAATTTATTTATATTTATATTCATTGTTTCACAGACCTTACATTCGTATGTTTTTGGACAATGTTTCTTATGATACTGCAATAGTTTCTTTTGTTTGATTGCTTCCTGTCTAAAATATTTATGAAAGCCAGTATTAACGGCTTCAGGTATATCCCATAATTGTTGTATGTATGTTTGTGTTAATCTAAATATTTTGTCCTTGTCATACATTAATGACTCGCAGACATTTATTGCTAATCTTATCTTATTTATAGACTCATCGGAGAGTCCCTTACACATTTTTATTATTACTGATTCACACTCTTCATAACTTTTGAAGAGGTTTCTCATTTGTTCACTTCCTTATATTTCGCATTGTCCTCCTGCACAGGCTATTTCGCCTGACAGGTCTGTATTATCTTGAGTTTCAATTACTTTAGTTAAATCAACTTCTGTTAATGATTTACTTAAGTTATGGTAAATTTCAGCATTACAGTCTTCAAATGGTGCTTGAGTATATGTTCCGCCATCATACGGCAAAACAGACAAACCATTGTAATAATGTCGGTTTAACCACATCCAATCGGCTACTCTTTCCCATTCATTGTCTTTAATAGAAATAGTTGCTGAAACATTGTGGGTATTTAATCCATCATTATGTCCTGCTCTTACCCAACGAATACTAAAGTTCTTTACACGCTCTAATAAATCAAATACTGATTCGTGTCGGGTAATTGCATCTTTAGGTGCTTGTTGAGGAATACTAATAACTGCTTGTTCTGTTGGGTTAAAGAATTCATCTTCAACTAATTCAGGGTGTTCTCTTGAAAGGTAGCCATAAATCGCTTCATTCTTTCCAACTCTAAGCCTACGAATATAATAATCATTATGCCAAGCATGAATACCACTACTTGTTCCTAAAACAAGACTTGTAGTTCCAGCAGGTTTAACGCAGGTTGTTCTTTGAGCAGGATTAATACCAATTATCTTAGCAACCTTTTCATTTTCTTTCTTTACTTCATAAGCGGCCATTTCTAAATCTAAATGCTCAACAACATTAGAAGCAATACCAGTCATAGATACTCCCAATAAAGCATCTTTTTCTGTTGCTTTGCGCCATACTTCTCTTAAATAATGAAAATCAGTATATCCAGCCTGTAATGTTCCTAAAAACGCTGCGGCTGAAACTCTTGATTCTAAATCTGCTTGGTCTACAACATCTGAGGCATTAACTTCTGTTAAATTACAGAATTGATATGGTCGTAGCGCAATCTCACAACAAGGATTAGTTCCCCAGTCTTTATCATTATTAAAATAAATTCCAGGTTCTCCGCTTCCTGACGCTTTAATTCTATTCCACAAATCCATAAAGAATTCTTTAGTTACTCTATGTCGTAGTAATACTGCTGAATTGTTTGCTCTACCTCTTTGTGGATTTGTTTCCCACCAACTACCAGATTTACAAGCAATCATTTCATGGTCATCAGCAGAAAACAAACTAATCATCGCTGCTCTCCTAATTCCACCACTTAATACTGCATCAGCAATATGGCACATAATATCATGTGCTTGAATAGGACTTAACTTAGTTCCATTAGGAATGTTTTGTAGTAAGTTTTCAATTAAAACTAAACACTTTCTTAATGGCTGACTTCCAGGTGCTTTTCCTCCAGAAGTTTTTAATAAACTTCCTTTAGGTCTAATATCTGAATAATCAAATATAGGGCTTGATGTTCTAATACCAGTATAACATTCCATTAGAACCTTTACTGCATCAGCCCAACCCTCAATAGAATCATTAACTAAATATCTTCTTTGACGGTTTAGGTTTGGTTTTTGAATTTCTTTCATTAATTCAACATGGTGTCTTTGAACAGAATATCCAACTCCTGTTCCACCGAGTAATAAGAACATAGCCTCACTAAATGCTATGTGTGAATCTATTGGCATATAAGCACAATTATAAACTCTATTAGGAGAAATTTCTACTGGCTTACCACCAAACTGCATTGAACGCATAGACGGCAATACTTTCTTTGGCAAGACAAAATGCTTGTAAACATCTTTAATATCTGATTCAAGTTGAGGATATGTTTTAATGTGCATATCCATATTTCTTTGGCAGATTTCCTCCCATGTTTCTCTTCTTTCTAATTCAGGCTTATACTTTGCGTATTTCATATGCACAGTAATATCGGATAATATTTTTTTATTTGGGGCTTGTTCCATAATTAACACCTATGTTTGGTTCTTTTGGGAAGTTGGTCTAATGTAGTAAAAGAGCAAATAAACTTTCTATTACCATCAGTAATCACCCACTCTTTTTCCATTAGAAACTTCCAGTTTATGAAGTCCTTTAACGCTTCATTTCCGCAGGATGATAGCAATTCATCCGTAGATGAATAGGTCTTCCCTGCGTATTCTATGCGACTCTCACCGAGCGCATAAATATACCCCTTGCGACCAGTAGCAAGGATAAAATTGTCGGGGTAGAAATCGGGTTTTACTACCGCAAGGTCATTTAGAATTACAGCATTCTTTGTGTAATTCCAACCCTTCAAATCTAACATGATTTGGAGGGCATTTTCGTGAATAAAATTGAGTAAATCAGGTTGCATCACCCAAAAAAGGGGAAGCCATCAGTAAATAAATACCAACGACTCCCCCAATTTGGGCAAAAGAGAACTTTAAGAATTATTTATCCTCAAAGGTTTCCTCCAACAATTGCAGGGGTTAAATCTACGGATTGCACCGTGTCCCAGTTAATGTTAGCGATTTCTTCTCTAGCAACCATTTCACCATCAATAAAAGCCCAATGGGTCGGGTGGTTGTCAATTTGCTCAATAATGCCTGAAGCATCAAGCATTAAGTCTGTATGTCCTGTTTCATTTAAAATTCTTAGTTTAATCATAATTTTCACTTCCGTTCATTCTCTCTAGTTCTCTCAAGTATATAAACAACCCTATTCTAAGTCGTAATCGGCATTCTCTAAGTAAGCAATAATTGACACACCAACTGTGCCAAGTGCTACAAAACCTGCGGTATATGCTATTCCTTTAATTAGTTTTCCAATCATTCATTCATCTCCTTTACTTCTTCAATTCGCTCAGTAAGCAACAAAAGAGCCGAAGCCCATAGACCGACAAAGATACCCAAATCTGTGTCGTATGTTGCGTATATCGCAATACTTCCAATAATGGATGCTAAACTAGCACCCAATCCAATTTTTTTCCAATTCATCTTATTCATCTCCTTTTATTTCTTTTATTTTTTTGCTTGCTTCTTTTTTGGTTTTCACCACTCCTGTATATCCCAAGTCTTTTAGATATTGGAGTTGTTTTTCAGTCGGCAAATTAGCCTTAACAATTCTTACTAAGGTTTGCCTTTGACTTGCTGATAAAGTTTTCTTTTTCATCATTTGTTCTTTAACAGATACAAGAAAATCTACTTCCCAATCATTTGCTGCATAAGACGCATCAAACTCAGGAATACCGTAATTCCTACAACCATTGGTAAATTCCTTACTTTGTTCCTTTAAGATTTTATCAGCCTTTTCTTGCTTTCTTTGAAGTTCAATTTGTCTTTGACGCTCTCTTTGTTGCCTTCGTTCTTCATTAATACGAATTTGTTCTTGTCGTCGTTGTTCAGCCAATTCTGCTTCAATTCGTCGCTTTTCTACATTTTCAGGAAGATTGTAAATGCGAACTCTTTCTGCTTCTGCTTCTGCTTGAATTCTTTCTCTTTCTTCTCTTCTTAGGCGAGAAAGCCTTCTTTCTTCAGCAATTTCATCTTTACGATTCTGTCGCTCAATTTGATATTCAGCAAAGTCTTTTGATAGTTCTAAAGACTTAACATAAAATAATGCTAAGTCTTTCATTAGATTATCATTAGGGAATCCTGTTGTATTAATCTGTGCTTTTGGATTATCTGGGTGATTCCATCTCCAAACAATAGAAGCCATTTGATAGAATTCACTACCAAATTGACCACTACCACGCTTAATGATTTTACGAATAGGGTCATTTCTTGATAATTCATTATTCCAAACAGTTCCTTCAATACGAGTATTGTAATGCAAATCCATTTCTTTAACAGTATTAAACATCAATTCAAAAGAAGTTCCATTCTCTTTCCACCATGCTTCTGCCTTCATTGACTTAACACGAACATTAATCCATTCTTGGACTTGTTCATCAGTAATTGCATCAATAGGTATTTGCATATCTTCTGCAATTGCTCGCATAATTAGATAGGTATTGATATGGTCGCTACCGACACATTCTCGGACACCATTTTCGGTATTAATAATTTCAAAATGATAAACTACAATATGCCCACATAGACACTTACCAACACCCATTTGAGAATTTTCAACCCAATCAGGCATTTCAGCATTACCATTCCACCAGACTTCTCCAGTAGCAATCCATTCTTCTTTTGCATCGTCATAATTATCAGCAACCGATAGTTCTACCATTTTTCTTTTTAATGCTCTATCCCATCGGCCATTACCGAGTTCTCTTTTTGCTACAATTGTTTCTACCATTGTTATTCACCATTAAATTCATAATCCTCTTTTTCAAACTGTCTTTGTTCCATTAGATAAGATGTGAGGATTGTGTCCATCTTTTCTTGTAGGTTCTCAATAATACCTGCAATCAACCGCCTATTTAAACTAATCCATATGCGGTGGTAGGTATTCAAAACAACCTTCGGCTCATCATTTTCATTCTGTGATATAACCAATGGTGGCATATCACTTGCATTAATTATTCTAAATTCAACATTATTTTCTCTTTTCATACTAATTCCAACCTTTCTTTATTTAGTGAAATAGGGTGTTGATAAACAAAACCTATTTCTTCTCCTTCTTCATCATACATTTTTTCTAATAGATTATACAAACAGAAGTTCTTTGCTTCTTCTGTTGCAGTATAAGTCCTTTTGTGTATTTGTGGGTCAAGCCCAGTAAAAAGCGTAATCTTCCATTTCTTAAAACGCCTCGCTAATGAAATCAAATTTGCTCTAATGAAGTTAATCATACTTTCATCAGTTGGTTCAAGAACCCCTGCAAAAATCATTCCATTCTTTAATTCCTCAGTTGTTACTCCATCATTGTTTATCAATAGATTAAGTAATACTGTTTCTCTTGTTTCTTGTTTTGTATGCATATTAATCACCTCTTTTGCCGTTGTTTGCTGACTTGAAAGTGGCAGACCACGACAGTATATAAAGGAAGCAAAAAATAAGGACACAAGCGGGCGTATCAGGATTTGAACCCGAATCTTCGGCTTAGAAGGCCAAAATGCTATCCTATTACACCATACGCCCAGTTGTGTTCTTATTCACAGTTTATTGTAAAACTCTCCTAAAACAAGTGCTTCCATAGCATTCTTTGTTTGAATAATAACTTCAATCCTAGATAAATCATCTTTAGGGTTTGTATCTACGCCATTAACTACTAATGTAGCAACAATCTGCGCTAGTTTTTGTGGACTACTGTTAATCAATACCTTAGTTAGTTCTTCACTAAGATGCCATTTATAATGGTCTTCTGCATAACAATCCATACATTCAATTCTTTCCATTATATCATGTTGATAATTAGGGACTAAATAGTGCCCATCACCATTACACTTTTCACATTCAGAATTGGGCATCAAAAGTCCTCCGTAATAGTAAACAACTTTGTTTTCTTTTGATTCCAATATTGAAGAGAAATCATGGCAGTAATCAGGATATTGTAATTATATGCTGATTGATTTACACGGTATTCATCAACTGCTAATTCATAGAGTTTCTTAGAACTATCAATTTTAGTTTGCACCAAATCTTCATCTAGTGCTTCCCAAATCTTACCATACTCCTGTTTTAGTGCATTAAAGATTAGTTCTTCTGTTTCGCTATGTCCATATTTATTCATTGTGATTCCTCCGCTTTTTGTGTTAATTCAGTTAAGCAAGAAAAACAATAAGGGTTTTTCTTACTGACAACTTTATTACAGGCAATACATCGGTGTGGTAGTCTTATTTTCATTTTTATTCCTCCATTAGTGGCATAGGATATTTTCTAGGCTGAGCATTATTATATGCCGTTGCTCGTCTATTCCATTTGATTGCAAACCAATTACTCGGAAACCAATCAAAAGGCTGTCTGTTTTTTCTCCATTCAGCAAATTCCCATTTGCCTTCACGGTAATAATGACGATAGGATTCTATTACAAAATCCCATTCATCATATTCAATTCCATATTGAACTCTAGCAGTATTATAGAATACATCACGGTCTAATCTATATGAATCATCCATAGCGATAGATACTGGTGTCAATTTGTTTGTAGGAAATTGATGATTAGCAACTACTTTACGGGATAACTTACAATCAAGGATTCGTTTATGTGAACCATGCACTTTGCCATAACGATAAGCGTATTCTTCACAAAGAGCCAAACCATGTTGATAAAGCCAATCAAAATTAGCCAAAGATTGCCTCGCCCAAATGGTTGAGGGGTGGTTTAGCATGGCTGGCTTCATAAAACCTCCACCCCACTTGTCATTAAAAGCCTTAAGTTCACGCAAAGATGGTTCTTTGCCGTATTTTTGAACATACTTCATAAAAAGAATGTTAGTATGCAACATTTGACAGGTTTCTGTCGGCATCTTGACAATATGCTTGTCAATCATTTGTTGTGCTGATTCTTCAGGACATTTTGATAGTGCGAATATATTCATTTGAATAACCTCTTTGCTTCTTCGTAAATTTTGTAATGGTCTTTACGACCACTAATGTTTTGAATCTTACAATATTCTCGCCTTTGTTCGGCTACCTTAACATCAAGGTTAAGATATTCTTCTTTCCATATTCTTGTTTCTTTAACTATTTCTCTCATCTTCATCTTTCATCACATTCATTGTTATTTTTATATCTCTAATACAATTATGGCATATTTCCATATGTATTTCTTCTATTTCTTCCGTATCTAAATTAACGGTATTTATTGTTATTTCGTGTGTTGCTTTTAAAAAGCAAACTTTACAACGGATTACTTCTTCCGTAGTAAAAGGAATTTTACCTATTATTTTTTTTATCCATTCAAACATACTAATCACCTAAAAGGCGGAGGAAAACAATTCATAAGACAACAGTGCTACTATTCTAATTCAAGAAAGATTATTGTTTTTAATAGAAAAACCCCCTGTGCAGGAAAGTAAAGCGGTAATGTCCATGTTTGAGAGCGACCCCAAGGAATACCGTATGACGGATTTTCTTTACTTTTATTCCATAAACCTGCGTTTCAACTTAACCTTAAAATGACCAGTTAAGGTTGAATAGGTAATTTAGTTTGGTCTGGGTCATAAAACCATTTCAAAGGTTTTTGAATAGTCAATTGATGACCTTCACTTCCGCAGTCCAAACAAACAAATTTGGTTTCTTCAACCATATTTTGTTCGTCATCTAAATAATAATCATGTCCAATCATTTCTATATTTTCGTGTTTACAAATCATTCTTCTTCACCTCAATTTAATTCGGGTTTTGGCCCGACATAGAATAAATTCTTTTTTGCTCTTGTAATAGCAACATAAGCGATATTGTTTTCTTCCTGCCCACCTAACGGGTGTGGCATTCTTTCAGTCGCTAGAATATAAACATTATCAGCCTCAAGACCTTTAGCCTTGTGAACTGTTGATAGCATAATCTCGCCATCATCTGCATTATCAAATACTCGCTTAATTTCGTATTTAATTCCACCAACTGTTGTTGCCTTATGAACAAAGATTTCAATACAATCTTTCTTATCTTCTAAAGCAAGTGCTTGTGCTTTCTTATCTTGTTTGATAAGTTTATTGAAGTTATATTCAAAGTCTGTTGTAAATAGTTCCCAAAATTCATCAGTTCCCATGTTATCATTCTTTGTTATTTTATCAACTGCCATAATTAGTCCTTGCGTCATATCACGACCAAGAATATATGCATTCTTTCCTTGACTAATTAAATCATAGAAAGCACTAATCAATGGAGCATTATAACGACAAAGAACCATGTCATTTGTTTGAGGGTTAAATGGAGCGTTTTCAATAACAGTTCCAGCGATTGCATCTTTATGTGCATTAAACTCTTTTACGAATCTATTCGCTTCCTTAACAACCGATGTTGGACATCTCCATGTAATACTCAAAGGAAATTCGCTTATTTCTCTCTCTCCGCCTTCAAGACTTTGATAAAACATACCAATACTGTTTGAGTCAGCCCCTCTAAATCCATAAATCGCCTGATTTTTGTCGCCAACAATAATACATCGGCCACCTTTGACGCATTTACGAATCAATTCTCTTTGGGCTTCATTAAAATCCTGTGCTTCATCTACAAACATTACATCATAATTAGGCATTGGATAGTTATTTACTAAAGGTAGCCAAATCATGTCATCAAAATCAATATGATGGGTTTGTGTTCTACACATGGTAAGGATAGCAGGAATCGCTTCTAAAGCAATTGCTAGTTCTCTATCCGATTGAAAGTTAATATTGTATTCACTAATCAAATCCATAATTGCATGTTTATCAGTTCCTTCTGTAAGAGAACCTTTAATCAATCCAATTAGTTTCTTTAGTGGTGCAACATGGAAATCTTTTCCAAGAAGTTCTTTAATAATGTTATTTACTTTATATCCACTCATGCGGGTTTTAATACCTGCCTGACGAATTGCTGCAAATCCGAAAGCATGAAATGTTTTTGCTTCTACATCAGAAGGTAGCCTGTTTGCTAATTCTGTTGCGATAGATTTGTTAAATGCTAGAAAGGCAGCAGTATTACCAAAAGGAAGTCTATTTGCTGCTTCAACAATTGTAAATGTTTTTCCTGTTCCAGCACCAGCATTAACAAATATATGATTATCTGTTTCTGCAATTGCATTCCATATGTTTTCTTGTTCTTGTGTTCCTGTTATCATTTTAATTACCTCCAATAAATATTGGGAATAGGTGGCCGAAGGAGGAAATAGATAATTATGTCGCAGGAGGTAAATTGCTTGTAATTATCTGATACTTCCCAAAGTCGCCCCTTTTCCTACAACTTCGGCCATGTGTGTTTTGCTAACTTTCCTCTTTTTTTCTGTCAAATTTGACAGAACCTCCTAACAGGAAAGTTGTTAATTAGAATATAAAGTGCTGAGAGCAGGATTTGAACCTGCGAACCATTTCGGACAGGAGTTTAAGCCCTGCGCTTTTAACCAAACTCAGCCATCTCAGCGTATTAAATTGAACAAAAAGAAATCCATGCTAATTAATTTCGTGTGGATGAAAAACCTCACGCTTTGCATACTGTTCAACATATAGACCGACCCCATGCCGTATAAGGTGCGGGGGGAGGGGGTCAAACTTTGATTGAATAAGAAGTAATGATTCTCAATTGAACCAATGAAGATAAACGACCCACGATGTGAGTCCTGCGATAATACTTCCCCAAAACAACCTTAATCGTAGATTGTTGATGGGATTGCATCTTTTCTTGAGGCAGTAATGACTTGTTGAAATAGTGCCTTTATGCACATATGTTTCTAATAAATGGTTTGAACCTTTAGGAATATCAATTCCGCACTTTTGGCAGATTTCATCCTTTTCGGCTTTAACATATACTTCTTCAACTAAACGCATTATTATCCCTCAAGGCGAGGGGAGAAACCTGCAATCTAGTTTCTCCCCTCATGTTGTAAAGGGGGGAATCACAGGGGAGCGAACTCCCCCATGATTCGGCATTTACCAAGATAAATCTTGATAATTACGGTTAAAGAATCCTTAGACTCTAAAACCCCGTTGTTCAGGTCAAAGACCTGAAAGGCGTGTAAAGACCGTTTTTACCTTACTCGGAAGATGGTAAAAGGCTTTCAACTGAACCATCCCAGTTTCCTTCCTTAAACATCTTACTTAGGTTATTACGGGTTCTTTTAACGACTGCTGAAGCATAATCATCAGCATCCTCATATTGACCGCCACCAGACTTAATGTGCTTCATTGAGATAGCCCCAATAATTGCATCGTGGTTGTAGTATTGAACGCTTGCTTCTTCAACAACACCGCAAATGCGGTCAATTGCTACTCTAACGCTTGCAGGAACAGCAGATTTCTGACCCCTTCGGAAAGGTGTTCCATCTCTACCCTTTAATAGAGCCTTTAATGCGCCTTCAGCAGCATTTCGCTCATTTGGGTTATTTGTTCCAATTTGCAGGTTCAATTCAACAACTTGGCGCAATCCAGCATCCAAAGTTGTGTCGGCTTCAAGGTATTCGTTCACTTCAATACAAAGTGAATCCCATTGTGTGTTATCCATGTTTTTTCAACTCCGCCCTTTTCGGGCAAACTTACCACTATTGATAGGGTATATAAACAACCCTTTCGCAAACCCTCCGATTTTTCGTTGCTACGAAATTTACAACTTTTTTCTTATCTCTACGAAAGAGGTCAGGGGCTTTTCAAACGATTCTATTTTAATTAATTGATTTGCATTTCGCCCTGTTAAGATTAATTGAAATGATTTACAGTTTAGCATCAGGCCGTTGAAAGTGGGATTTTTTCATATGAATTATCATCCTTGAGAAGATTCTCAAGATACGATAAACTAAGAATCTACTAGTCTATGTAGCATAACTGTTTAGAAACTTCCATTTGTTTGCGAGGTTTCTCACTTTTCTCATTTCTCACGATTCTCATAAGCCTCTCTCCCTCTAAGATACATAACCCATAAGAAAATGATAGCATAAGTAAAGGATTATTGGACGGTTAAGTAGTAGTAGAAGAATGAATGAATGAATGAGAAATGAGAATATTGATAAAAGTAAAAATAATATATACTTATGTCTACATAACCCCTAAGATTCTTGCTTGACTTTGTTTTCTCACTTGCTCAAGACGATGAGAAACCTAAATTACTTTAATATAATACTATATTAGTATAAGTATATGAATACGAATTAATATAAGCCCAATTGGGAATGACCCAATGGAGTTACTGGTAATCGGGAGGGTGAATTATTATCCCTGTTAATAGGAAAAGATATACTTTGAATTACGCTAAACCTACGCTTTACGATATATTCAAGCCCATATGGTTGTGATTGCTTTGCACATCTAAGACCTTATACGCTCTAATCAGCCCTATGTTGAGGTAATAATATGTCTATACAATATGTAAGAACAATGAAAATTAACTACGGAAATAAACTGAATGAACAAGATTTTAACAAACTAAATGGTGCGTTGGCTGAAAAGGGTGTTTATACAATTGACACCTATGGGTCTGTTGATACCGATAATTATGGCTATATCCATGTTGAAGATAATACAACCGTTTATGGAATTGTTATCAATGAACAAGTGCAATTTACTGTTGATTATGAATTTGATGCAAAAATCATTACTGATGGTCTTTACAACCTTCACAAAGATGCTCACTATAATCAAATCAAAACTACCGTTAATACGCAAAAGTGGGCTGAACCCGAAGGAACAATGCTTACTTTCGGATTTGACCTTGATGGAGAAGTTAAAAACTTCAATACTTGGGGATTGAATCACATTACTTATGATAATGGTGCTAAGATGTTTGTCTATCTTGAAAACGATTACAACGGAATGGTTCTTCGTTTCCGAGTTGTTTGGGAACAAGCGAATGTTCAGCGAAAAGAGGCTATTGAAGATGCTATGGTTCAAACCGTTCTAAATGACATGGGTAAAATCCAAAAACTTGTTGAAGGCCGACTTAAACTCAAAAAGTTTGGCTATGATGTTGAAGATGTTGCTATTGACTGTCATTTTGACGCTAAGACTGAATCACGCTCGGAATGCACTCCCGACATTATTAAGCAAGTTAGAGAAGCAAGGAGGGGTAATTGATGAAAGTTATCGCATGGAGTATTGAAATCACTTTAGAAAATGGTGAAACCTACAATAGCGCAGATATGCCCGATTATGTGGCTCAAGTGGTTGATGATTGGTTATCGGAATTGGAGAGTGAAGAATAATGGCAGATATAGAAACAATGCTAAACTGGGCAGGATATGATGATGTAAGTTCTTTGATTCAAGATAAATTGAGTCAAGACGATATTATGGATTTGTTTTGGGAACTACTGAATGCTGACGCACTCATTCTTTATGATGTTGTTTATTCTATTGTTGACCAAATGGGCTTTGTAGACCATGAACAGGTTAAGGCTGATTATGAAGACCAAAAGTATCAAGAGTGGAAAGAGAGAGGTTTAGACGATTAAAACCCGTAAGTCCCCGTAAGGGGCAGGGTTAGTGCAAAGCATAACCATATGGTTGTAGTGAACTTTGAGGACGAAAACCCTATACGGCTTAATAGCCGTGTATATGTCGGAAGTCATGAGCCGACAGGGATTGACAGAATACCCTCTTGGACGGGGGTAATGTGCTTGTTTTCGTGTGGTGCGACATATCCAACGCTTATGCCCGTATGGGTGCGGTTTTGGCTCTATGAAAGTGATTAAGGCTCAAAAGGCGGATGGCTCCAACCATCTTCATAAACAAGGCAGTATGGCTCATATGATAAATATAAGCGTCCTACATGAGTGCGACCTAATCGCATCATACTTAGTGGTAGTCATTCCACTATCCCACCCTTTACTCCATTTATGCCCTTAAGCGATGTGAAAGCGATGATAGAGGCTGTAAAACGGCACATATGTATAAAAATCTCAATTACAATATAGATACTTCCCTGTGCCCCCTTTACGGGTTTATAGCAAAGCAACACCATATGGTTTGGTGAATCTTTGGGGAATCAAACCCTATATTCCTCATTTAGCCGTATATCATGTGTAAGAAGTGTGTGCAAGCATTAACAACAATCAGCGACGGAATGGACAATTTCATGAGGGAAGGTTTTGAAAAGGCTATTATCCGTGATATGTCCTTTGAAATGCGTGATGAGGAAGGTATGTTCCATTTGTTCGTATTTGAGTTGATTGCTGAAGAATTCAAGAATGTGGTTGATATTGAAGTTATGAGCGCACTTAAGGATAAACTCATAGATGCTCTCTTTGACGCAACCAGTCCACTTATGGAGGTATTTCAAGAAGAATGGGCGTGATTCTTCTCCTTTGGGGTAAAACCCATTGGGTAAGACAAAGCAAACCATATGGTTGTATTACTTTGTAATTAAGACCTTATACTACCTATAATCGTCAATAGTGCTTCAAGGGGCGAAAGACTTGAAGAACACCAAACTGGAGGTAAAAAACATGAAAATTAAGAATTGGAATATGAACACAAGCAAGGTTCGTGCATGGGCTGAAAGCCAACCCGAATCGGATAATCTACAAGCCGTTCTATTATCCCTAACATTGGGTGATAATGCAACGACTGATGAACTAAGAAGCACTTATTGGACAGCAATTAGGTCTATTGGCTCTACTATGGCTAATTTTCCGAAGGCTCGTCGTGGGAGAGAATCAACACTTACAGACGCACAAGAGATTGTATTGGCGACTGTGGAACAAAAGGTAGCGGATGCCTATGCTTCAATCCCTACTGAATACCACGCAATCCTTCTATCCGTAATTGTCCCTCACGGGCGAACTGGTGGAGTTTATTCATCAGTGGATGAAATGATTGCCAACTACAAGAAACAAGCACATAACTACATTATGCAATCATTGAAAGATGGTCGTATCGCATTGACTGATGAAGGGGAATTTGACCTTGATTCGGAAGGTATGCTACAAATCACGCCTCGCCCTTCAAAGAGCGAGGATTCTGCGGAGGTGCAGGAAGAAGAGTGATTCGGCAAGGAATTCGCCCCTTGTCGCCCCTTTCGGGGGGTTTACACAAAGTCAAACCATATGGTAGTGCTTTGGTCTACCCTGACATATAATACTGATTTATGCGGTTATCATGCGAAAGATTACAGAAGACGCAATAAGAGCCTTTAGAAACAGACAAACCTTTAAGCGAGGAAATACAGAAGTTAAGGTATTTCATAATTCATGTGGTTTATACCTACATGGTAATATGATTGCTGAATATGCGGTTGATGGTGCTTTATACATAAGCGACGGTGGATGGCAAACAACGACAACAAAGGAACGCTTAAACGGTTTGCCTAATGTTTCCGTTCATCAAAAGAATTTCCTATGGTTTTTGAACGGTAAAGAGTGGAATGGGGGCTGGGTTCTTATTCAATGAAAAACTGCCATCCTGAGCATCTGCTGATGTAAAAGTGCTCATTCCTAAGCATGAATTAAAAAGGCTTTCCTTCGGGTTAAGCCAAAGCCACACCATATGGTTGTTCTTTGGATAACCTTATGTAATACAACTCATTTAACGCCTATTATGCTAACAACACTTGAAGTAGGACTTTGCGCTGGACGACACGAACTTAAGAACAGTAATGGTGAAATTATTGATGCTTATATCTTTGATGAACCTATTGAAAATCCTTTGGACTTTGAGGCTCTTGAAACTACTTCAAGGGAGTTTATTAGTAGAATGGAATTGGTTAATGTGGTAAAACTTTACATTACTGGATTAACTCCTGCATTGACATCTTTCTTGCTAACATGGCGAAAGAGAATGAGTTTTGCACCTGTTCGGCTCATTATGATGCATTATAACCGTGATACTGGCGGATATGAACCGCAAGAGTGGAGTTAAGACCCTTCGGGGCAATAACCAAAGTATTACCATATGGTTGTAATCGCTTTGCGCTTGTTTAATTACAACCTTATACGGCTCATCGTCCGTATTAGTGCTTCGCAGGGTATTGAAGCGTAATTCCTTTATTGGAGGTAATTATTATGAATGAGAAGAATTGGATAAAAAACACAACTGAAGTCAGTCTATGGCTTGAGCGAGAAGAAAGAGGGGATAATGGCAAGGCTATTGAATTGTCTATTATGCTTGGAAATAATACGAAAGACGACGATATGCGTTCAACCTATTGGACTGCTATTCGTTCAATTGGGAGCATCTATGATGACTTCCCAAAAGCCCGTCGTGGCCGAGAATCGGCTCTACCCGACGAAGTGGAGCAAAATGCTCTTTCTGTGAAGAATGCGGTTTATACTGCCTTTGCGGGTATTACTAACTCCGAAGTCGTTTTGGCTACTGTTTTGCCTCATGGTAGAACTGGTGGTGCTTACGCTGATGTTGAGGCTTTGGCCACGCATTACTCTAAGCAAGCGTATAATGCGCTTGTAAAGGGCTACAAAGAAGGTCGTTGGGATGGTTCTATGAACGGTGAAATCCCGACAATGACCCCACCTGCGGTTAAATCTGCTGAAGGAGGTCAAGAAGAAGAATGATGCTGAATTACCCTGCGTCGCCCCCTTAAGGGGGGTTTTCGTTTATACTGGCAAAGCCAAACCATATGGTAGTAGTATAGTATATATAGACTATATATGTGTTATTATAGAGGCTAAATGGATTATTTAGGGATACATGGCTCGGAACATAACATTTAACAGTTGCGTGATGCGTTCTATAGAAATCTATTCAAATAGCGCATATAATTCTATTCAATGAAATAAATCTATATATATTGCAATTCATCTCAATAGATTATATACAACCATATGGCTTTGTTTCAAATTTTTTTATTTCCCTCGTTTAAACGAATAACCATTAATTTGTTAATTTTAAAACAAAAAGCATTTAATTCGTTATTTTAAAGCATTAATTACTTTCGCTTAAGGTTGTTTGCGGTCATATTATATGCTATGACTTCTACCCATTAAGTGATACAACTACTCGGCATATGTTAGGACATTACTGAAGTATCTTTTAAAATGAATATATTAATAACAATCAAACAGCCTATTAACATTAAATGATATACTTTTTATTCTGGGAATACAAATGAATAAATTTAAATGAGAACGCAAGTGGCAAAAAAATTCCAGCCCAAATTTTGAGAAACTTTTTATTATAACGAATTAACAGGAAAAGGATTAAAATGGAAGATTGGCAAAAAGACATTATGGACGCAATAGAGAATAATAGGTGGCAAGCCGAAGATTTAAGCGATATTGCTGTTCCTAGAGCAAAAGCAAAATCTATCCCTGTTAGCGATATGGACTTTATTCTTGATATTGTGTATTTTGCTGCTAGAAAGATGAGAGGAAAGAAATTAACTCCTGAACATGAAGACTTATTTAATGAATACGACAATGTTCTAAGGAATCAAGGAATGAGAGGTTTTCACGACAGAAATGTTGAAACTCACGCTTATCACCCAGATGAAGATACTATGGAAAGAGATGACAAATACTATCCAAATGACAGACTTCACGATAATGTTAAAAAAAGTTGGACTGAAGTTCTAAAGAGTCCTTTCCCTAATCATATGTTAAATAGAAGGGCAAGAGGCGGAAGAAGGGTTAGAAAGGGAACTGGCAGGGGCGGTTTATTCAGATATGGCGAAATTGACGAAATATTAGAAGCCCGTGTTACTCCTTTAATTGATGCTCGTTATGAACAAGAGATTGAGAAGAAAACTCGCCAAAGCATTAGAGAAGCGAAAAAGCGTCTTAAAGCACAAAGCAAAGACCTTAGTGATGATATGAAGGACTATATTACTAGAAAGGTTAGAAAGGTTTTACTTAAGCAAAAAGAAAACAATTTATACGCTACTGCATATGGAGATTATGCAAAAAGCGGTTTAGGTTTTAGAAGCGCAGGAAAGTGGTTCGCTGGAGGATTAAGTGCATTAGGCTATAATCCCGAAGATGAAGAACAAATGAGTTATGTTCTAAAAAGAGTTCACGGAATTGCTAGACAATACTTTACTGATTGGAAATCTAAGAAAGAAAAGGAACAAGAAGAATCTGATGAAGAAGGTGATGAATTGGTTAAATCATGGGTTAATTTACTTAAGAAAGAATCTTGGTATGATAAACAAGTTAGGGAGCAAATACAAGCAAAAAGAGAAGCCTTTGAAAAAGATAAAAAGGCTTCTGTTAAAAAGCACCCATTCGTCAAAGATTACCGATTTGGTCGTTGTCAAAACGATAACGGGACTGGTTGTATTAGAAACTTACAAAGTCCTGAAAGAAGGAAATTCGCTGGTTCAGACCCTCAAGGTAAAACCTGTATGTATTGTGAAGATGATTCTTACAAATGGAGTGATGTTCCCGCAGAAGTTTATCAAAGAGATGATTGGAAAAATGCTGATAAAGCAACGCAAAGAAAGATTTTGGATAAGTATGTCAAGAGAAATCCAAGATATGACATTAAAGACTTTGAACCGTTTTATTGAGGGATATTATGACAAGATGTAATTATTTAGATGCATGGTTTGATGTTCAATCAAAAAAGGTTGATGAAGCAGAAAAGAAAACAAAAAGGAACTTT